CGATTTACGGGCCTCAAATTGGCTCGTACAGGAAGGCACAACTTACTCAATTCAACCTAACCAAACCCAAAACCCATGATGGTCGGAAAAGACAATCGTTTTGATATTGCTCTAAATAAAGAGATTGAGCATGAAAAAGCGGTTACTGATTTTCTAATTGAATTTGGAAAATCCCTTGTAGGTCAATCCGAAGCCATTGAGGTAAAGCATGATTATCAAACCGCAGATACAGGAAATGTCTTTATTGAGTTTGAAAGTCGTGGTAAAAAAAGCGGAATACTTACAACAAAATCGGACTGGTATGTTTTTAAGGTTGACCCTGTTTTAGTTATTGCGCCAACTGCTTGGATTGCTAAATTTATGGAATCTTACAAAATAGTAGCAGGTGGCGACGACTATACATCAAAAGGATATTTAGTACCAATTAAAAATTTTTTCAATTACTTAAACCCAAACCCAAAACCCATGAGCGATTACACCCCTCAACCCAACACCTTCTCCCTGTTCGCTAACGACAAGGGCGACAACCCCAAACGCCCCGACTACCGTGGGGACTTCATCATGCCCGATGGAACCAAGATGCGGCTATCCGCTTGGGTGCGTGAAGCCAAGTCCGGCAAGAAGTTCCTATCCGGGAAGGTAGAACCCATGCAAGAACGTCAATCCAGCAACGAGAGTTTTGCACCGCAGGATGGTGATATGCCGTTTTAGTGTAAATTTGTGACCTAATTACATTTACCAATATAGCCCGTTTGTAATTGCAGCCAAATGGTGCTACCGATAAAGGGTTCACTCTCTAACCCCTGCCCCGGCTGCTGCAATCAGTCGGGGTTTTTTTATCTTACACCATGGCAGAAATATCAGTATTCAAAGCAGCCGCAGGGAATGGCGTGCGGAACAACGTGCCGGAAAGCCACACGCAGTTCGTCCAGTACATCCAAGACATCAAGGAAGGTATCTATTACACCGAGGTCATGGCGTACCGTAAAGCCAAGACCGATGAAACCAAACGAAGGCTTACCGCCGTAACTCCAAGCGGTAAATTCAAGAAGCAGGGCAAAGATGGTCTTGACCAGCATTCGGGAATCATCTGCATTGACATTGATTTCAAAGACAACGAAGGCGTGGACGTGCTGGCGATTCGGGAAGATGAACACCTGTACGCTTTACACCTAAGCGCCGGCGGCCAAGGCTATGCCGCCTACTACCGCATTGAGGCGGACCGCCATCTTGATGCATTCTACGCTTTAGAGAAACGCCTTGCAGATAAGTACCACATCATCGTTGACCCCGCCTGCAAGGATGTGTCCCGCCTGCGGTTCGTAAGTTTTGACCCCGATGCGTTCCTCGCCAATAAGACCGTGCCGGTATTCAAGCAGTACCTACCGAAAACCAAGGCAAGCCCGGTCCCGAAATTCTACCCACACGGAGAGCATGACGTTGAACATATCCTCCAACAACTGGAAGCCAAGCGCATTGACTTGACCGACTCGTATGCCGATTGGGTCAAGATTGGCTTTGCCATTGCCGCAAAGTACCAGGAGATGGGTGCGGACCTGTTTCATCGGGTTTCGGCACTATCCCCGAAGTACAACCCCGAAGCCTGCGACCGCAAATACAAGCAACTCTGCAAGTCCAAGCAGAACCAAGTGTCATTTGCATCCTTCATGTGGCTCGCCAAGAATGCGGGGGTTGAGATACAAACCCGTGAAACCAAGCACATCGTGTCCACGGCCAAGTCCCACCGTATGCGGGTCGGGACCAATGGAGGACCCAAGGATATTAATGCAGCCAGCGAAACTGCAATCCGCATTCTTCGAGAGATTGACCAAATAAACGTGGAGCAGTTGGAGGAAATTGTCGCCAACACCATGGCCCTTGATACTACGGAACTGAAATCCGCTGACACCGAGGACACTCCGCTAAAGCAAATCAAGGCTTACTTGAGGTCATTTGACCTAAAGCGCAACGAGGTGACCCGATGCATCGAACTGAAAGGCGAACCCATTACCGACGTTGACATCAACGATTTGTTCACGGACTGCCTGGAGCAGTTCGGCAAAAAGGAGGTCAATATGCAACTGGTCAACTCAATTATTGACTCAAGCCATACCCCGACGTACAACCCATTCATGCAGTTCTTTGCCAAGAACGCCCACCGCCAACCGAAGGGGTGCATTGAAGCCCTGACCAACACCATCACGGCAACCAACGTGGACCACCACTTTATGCAACTATGCATCTACAAGTGGCTTTGCTCCGTGGTCGCAAGTATGCACGGCGAGTATTCCTTGTCCATCTTGGTGCTATGCGGCGACCAAGGCATTGGCAAGACCAACTTTTTCCGCAACCTGCTCCCATCGGAACTGAGGTCCTACTACGGGGAATCCAAACTGGATGCCGGCAAGGACGATGAAATTCTCATGTGCAAGAAGATTATCCTCTGCGATGACGAGTTCGGCGGCAAGTCCAAGCAGGAAGCCAAGAAACTTAAGGAACTATCCTCCAAGCAGACCTTCACCATCCGCAAGCCCTACGGACGGGTCCACGAAGAACTAACCCGCTATGCGGTCCTTTGCGGGACCAGCAACGATGAGGAAGTCATCAACGACTTGACCGGGAACCGTAGGATTTTGCCCATCGTCATCAGCGACATTGATTGGGATGCCTATAACGCCATAGACAAGACCGACCTGTTCATTGAAGCCTTCCACGCCTACAAGAAGCACGGAGCCGATGCTTGGCAATTATCCAAGGCCGAAATCACCATGCTGAACGAAAAGACCATGAACAACGTCCAGCCTGCAGTTGAAAAGGAATTGCTCTTCAACTACTTTGAAATCCCCGATGACAAGAACAAGGGGCTTGGCGGGGAGTGGCTGACCAACTCCGAAATCAAAAATATCCTTGAATCCTACACCGAGCAAAAAATTAACCCGAACAAACTGGGGGCCGTTCTCAAGTCCGTTGGATGCAAAAAGGTAAGCCGTTCCGAGCGAAACAACCGTGGATGCTACTTCTTAGTCACTAAAACGAATAGTAGTGACTATTTGCAAAACGCTAATAATAAGCGACATCCGTACTGACATAGTCACATAGTCACTAAAAATGCGATTTTCCTTTAAGCAATATATATGTGTGTGCGTGTGCGTGTGTGTGTGTATGTATATATACTCTATAGAAAAGTAGTGAATGTAGTGACTATGTGACTATCAGTGGCCCTCACGCTATCAAAAACGCAGATTTTATATAGTCACTACTCAATTTTTGCAGTAACTATCAGTAACTATGTTAAGACCCTACCAAACCAAAGCCATTGACCTGATGCGGACAAGTATCGCAGCGGGCAAGAAGCGAGTCATCCTCTGCGCCCCAACAGGTAGCGGTAAGACCGTTATGTTCACCTACATGGTCGCAAGAGCCTTGGAGAAAGGCAAGCAGGCCATCATCTTCACGGACCGAGTGGAACTGCTGAAACAATCCAACGGAGCGCTGGACCTGTTCGGAATCAAGCCCACCCTCATTGAAGCCAGCAAGACCCGGCTCGATGTTTCGGGGAATTGCTTCATAGCCATGGCTCAAACCTTCAGCCGTAGGAAGGACGCAGTCGAATACACGGACCTGCTCAACCGAATGGACCTGGTCATCATTGACGAAGCCCACAAGCAGACCTTCAACCCATTGCTGCCGTACATCAACCCCAAGGCCGTGGTCATCGGGGCCACCGCCACCCCGCTACGTCGTGGGAACCAGGAGTGCTTATCCAAGTTCTACGAGGTTCTGCATGTGCCAGTTCAAGTGCAGGAACTGATTGACCAAGGGTTTTTGGCAAGTCCCCTGACCTACGGCATGACCATGGACTTGTCCGGCATCCGCATGAAGGGCAATGACTACGATACCCAGCAGATGGCTTCGGTGTATTCCAAGCGCAAGGTGTTTGATGGCGTTGTCCAGAACTACGGCCGCCATTGCCGAGGGAAGAAAGCAATCCTGTTTGCCAGCAATATCGCATCCAGCCAAGAGGTCTGCGCCGCTTTGCAGATTGCAGGCCACAACGCCCGGCACGTTGATGGCGATATGGGCAAGCAGGAACGGGCCGATGTATTGGAATGGTTTAAGCACACGCCCGATGCGATTCTTTGCAACTGCGACCTAATGACCACGGGTTTTGACGAGCCAAGCATTGAGGTCGTCATCCTATACCGGGCAACGGCAAGCCTGCCCTTGTTCATGCAGATGGTGGGCCGTGGTTCCCGTGTCACCCCGACCAAGCGAGAGTTCACCATCCTTGACTTCGGCAACAACGTGAACCATCACGGGTTTTGGGAAGCCCGCCGTGATTGGTCGCTGAAGAAGAAACGCAAGCGGCAATCTGCCGGTGTTGGCGGTGCGAAGAACTGCAAGGCTTGCGATGCCCTTATTCCTGTTGCCGTGATGGTCTGCCCGCATTGCAAGTACGAGTACGAGCGCAAACCCCAAGAGCGTGCCGAAACCGTTACCTTGCACCTGATGACCAAGGCCCAAGGGATGGAAATGGCCAAGACCAGCACGATGTATCAAAAGGCACAACTGGCGAAGGCCAAAGTAATTTCGCCCTATTGGGTTCTGCACAATCAATGCAAGACCAAAGCCGAAGCCTTGGAGTTCATCCAATACATGGGATGGAAGGCAGGCTGGGCATACCACAATAAAGACCGATTTCCAATCTTACAATAATGAGCGAGTTCAAAATTCAAGCCGAATGCTTCCAATGGCATTGGAACAACTTCCCCGACCAGCGTGGCCGATTGTTTACAGTAAACAACAACGCACCCTCTGCCTATGCCGGCAGCGTGATGAAGGCCATGGGCGTGGTCGCCGGGGTCAGCGACATGATTTACTTGTCCAATGGTGGAGCCGTAATGCTGGAGTTCAAAGACGAGCGTGGCCGGCAGTCCCTCTCTCAAAAGTGGTGGCAGGGGGTCGTTCAAGAGGCGGGGTACAGGTACGAGGTCATCCGAAGCGTGGAGGATTTCCAACGGGTGTTGGCTGAATGTTTGTAAATTGTGTGTATCTTCGCCCCATGCACCGCTTGCTCCTGCTACTCCTGCTGACCGCCTGCACAAACAACCGCCCTTGGAAGGTGATTGAGGTACGGCCCAAGGGGAATGCCTGCGAGTATGTGCTAAGTCGCTCCAACGGCTTCGGGCCGCAGTTAAAAACCAAGACCGATACCTGCGGTAAATACACATTATTCCAAACCCTAAACCCATGAAACCAACCCCCACCGATTTCCGCCGCTGGCAAATCCACATCCGCAAGGAGTGCGTGAACTGCGACCGCCCCGACCGCTCCGAAACTATTTCTCCGTGGAGAGTGAACTGGACCCTGCTCGGTCGTATCCTCCAAGCCAAAAACGCCTGACCATGCCCTGGATAAGACCCCAAGACCAAATGCCCGAAAGAGGCATCCCCGTGCTGATTACTGACAAGGAAGGACTGCAAATCGTCGCTTGGTACGATGGGAGTATGTGGCACTCCGAGAACTACTCTTGGTTCACCAATGAAGTCAACTATTGGATGCCCATCCCCGAAATTGTTTAAGCCATGACAAACTTGTTCGAGGTTTTGTCATTTCTTACAAAACAAAAATTACAAATAGCCCTTTATACTGGATTTCAGGATGTTTGCGGAGGGTATGGTTGGCATGTAAAACTTCGCATCGAAGTACGCAAATGTGTTGAATATTGTTCAAAATGTAGAAATAAGTATGGAGTTGATTACAAAGATGACTTTGACGGATTTCATCATCGCCATGCTCATAGGCAAGAATATCCAATAATTTATGATAAAACATTTATAACCCTTGGCGACAACGAAGACGCTATTTGTAAAGATTTATTGAGCCTAATTTCCACCCCATGACCCCAGCACTCATCCACCATTTAGTTGACACCACCGCAATGGTCTTTGGCATCACCCCCGACCAAGTGCGCTCCGCATCACGGGAACGGCCCTGCGTCATCGCTCGGAATATCGTGGCCGACATCGCATACAACGAGTACCTGTTCACCTTCATGGCCATCGGGAAGGAACTGAACCGCCATTATAGTACGATAATCACAAACTTGGAATCCTTCCACAACGACTGCAAGGCCAAGCCTCAACTCCGCTACCTACGGAGGCAAGTTTTCAACAATGCCCAAGAGTATTTGCAGACGGCAGAGGGGGCCTATATCACTGATACCCTGCAACTTCCGCCCACCGAATAACCCGAAACCGCTATCACGCCCAAGGGGTCGGCCTAACCGCTGACCCCTTTTTTTTGCAATCTTTGCATATGCAGTCAGCAGAACAAACGATACTGGACCTCTACCGCACGGGCGAAATCCGAAAGGCTTGCCTTACCATCACAGGGGGCGACCCGCTTTGGCGTGACTTGGAACAGGAATGCGTCTTGATTCTGCTGGAGAAAGAACCCGCCAAAATCCTGCAAATCCAATCGCAGGGGTACTTCAAGTTCTATGTGGTTCGGTTGCTGCTGAACCTCTACCGAGGCAAGAACAACCAGTTTGCCCAAAAGTACCGCCACCACGACCTGCTTGAAGAACTGGACCCCGATTCACCTATCCCCCAGTCCGAATACGATTCCCTTATGGATGACCTTTGGGCCATCGCCGAGGCCGAGATGGACACATGGGCCAAGGACGGGGCATTCCCGTACGACAAGGAACTGCTGCGCCTGCACCTACGGACGGGGAACATGAAGAAACTATCCCGTGACACAGGCATACCGTACCGCAGTATAATTTATTCCATTGACCAAGCCAAGGCCAAAATCAAGGCCGCAATCCAATCCCATGGACACGCTGATATTTCCCCTGCTGATTAGTTCGCTGACCGCCCTCGCCATTGCGGAGTACCATGTCCTGCCGCAATGGTGGTACAAGACCTGGTTCGCCCGACACAAGCCGTTCTCCTGCGTCACCTGCCTCACTTTTTGGGTGGCGGTGGCCCTGACCCTACCCACCTGCGGTTGGGTCCTCGCTCCCGTTTACGGCCTTGCATCGGCGGGGCTAACCGTTGTCATCCTCCAAGTCACGAACCGATGACCCAAGACGAGTACCTGCTGGCAACCAAGCATCGCCACTACTGGGAGCAATATCAAGCCGCCCTGTTCATGCGGTTGTCCCCCGAAGCGGTCCACGACTTGCAGACCATCCTCGTTGCCCATGGCAGACCCAACACGAATTGGTGGTGTGCGGACTGCGTAAAATCGGCACTTGAATACATTTACCGGCAGGCAGACCAATTCGCCCAAGACAACCATCATACCGTAACCCATGCCCTCAACAACCCCAACCCGTGACCAGCAGTTTGAATCCTATGCCGACTATGGCGAAGGGGTGCGGAACAACGCCAAGAGGGGGATTGAACTTAACGAGAGGAACGGCAACAAGTGTGCCACGCAGACGGGCAAGGTCAGGGCGCAGCAACTCGCAAGTGGCGAGGGGATTTCTCTTGAAACGGTTAAGCGGATGCACTCCTACCTTAGCCGTGCAGAAACCTACTACGACAACGCAGACAGCACCAGCGACTGCGGTTATATCAGTTACCTGCTATGGGGTGGCAAAGCGGCATTGGGCTGGAGCAGGAATAAACTTCGGGAACTTGGCGAACTCGACGAAGGCTGACCCCGAAGCGCAAATCCAAGCAAGGATGGATTCGCTCATGATGGTGATAACCACCCTCTGCGACTGCATTGGTGCGGTGGATGAATCCAACTCGCCCAACGCTTTTGCGGTCAAGATGAAGATTGTGGACAAGATTGACGCACTCATAGACAAAATTGAATACTGATGGAACGAGGAAGGCCACGGTCATTTGAAACACCCCAAGACCTTTGGGACGCATTCGTCAAGTATGCCGAAGAAGTCAAGGCAAACCCACGCCTCAAGACCGTCTTTGTGGGCAAGGATGGGGAACAGAAACTTGAGCCATTGCAGCGTCCTTTGACGATGGAGGGCTTTCAACTATTCCTGTGGGATTTGGGCGTAAGAAGTGGTGCAGATGAATACTTCACAAACAGGGAAGGCAGATACGAGAAATTTTCGGAGGTCTGTTCACGCATTAAGAAATGCATCCGAGCAGACCAAATCGAGGGAGGCATGGTTGGTCAGTACAACCCCTCCATCACGCAACGGTTGAACGGCTTGGTGGAAAAGCAGGAAACGAGCATCACCATCGAGCAGCCGCTTTTTGGCGATGGAGTTTAAGTACACCACGGCCATCCGCAAGATTCGGGCGATGACCGCTCGGAAGAAGGTGATTCAAGGCGGAACGAGTGCATCCAAAACCTTCGGCATCCTTGCGGTGCTGATTGACCATGCGGCCCGCCATCCCAAGTCGGAGATATCTGTGGTATCCGAATCCGTCCCTCACCTACGGAGGGGGGCCATAAAGGACTTCGCCAAGATTATGCAATGGACCCATCGTTGGGTTCCCGACCGCTGGAACAAGACCCTGCTCCAATACAACTTCGCCAACGGGTCCACGATTGAGTTCTTCTCCGCTGATTCGGAAGCAAGGCTCCGAGGTGCAAGGAGGCAGATACTCTACATCAACGAAGCGAATAATATTGACTTTGATTCCTACTACCAGTTAGCCATCCGTACCTCGCAGGAGATATACATCGACTTCAACCCGACCCACGAATTTTGGGCGCACACGGAAATCCTCCCCGAAGCGGATGCAGAGTTCCTCATCCTAACCTACCAAGACAACGAGGCCCTGCCTGATACGATTCGGAACGATATAGAACGAAACCGAGCCAAAGCCGAAACCTCCGCATATTGGGCGAATTGGTGGAAGGTGTACGGGTTGGGCCAAGTCGGGACGCTACAGGGTGCGATATACGGGGACTTCTCGGTGGTTGAGGGGATAGACCCAAGCACGATGAAGTTTGTTGCCTACGGCCTTGACTGGGGGTTCAGCAGCGACCCCACGGCATTGGTCGCAGTTTACCGAAGAGGTGATGACTTGTTCGTGCATGAACTGCTCTACAACCGAGGGCTAACCAACTCCGACATCGCCGCCAAGTTGAAGGAGTTCGGCATCACCCGTGCTTGGGAGATTGTGGCGGATAGCGCAGAACCCAAGTCCATTGAGGAAATCTACCGGATGGGCTTCAACATCAAGCCAGCATCCAAAGGCCCAGATAGCATCCGCCAAGGCATTGACGTGGTCAAGCGGTTCAACCTTCACGTCACCAAGGATTCCACCAACCTCATCAAAGAACTCCGCAGTTACACTTGGGCGACCGACAAGGACGGCAAGGACACAGGGGTTCCGATAGATTCCTTCAACCACGCCTGCGATGCCCTGCGCTATGTGGCACTCAACAAACTCGCCGTCAACAATTCGGGGAAGTACTTGGTGGTGTAACTTTGCACCATGAACCTTGAATCCATCCTTGACCT